TGGGAAGAGTCTTACAAAACAGGTTTAGATCTTTTAGGATTTAAATATGAAAACAGAACTGAACCATTTCAAGGAGCATCTGGTGCAACACACCCAGTGTTAGCAGAAGCGGTTACACAGTTTCAAGCACAAGCATACAAAGAATTATTACCAAGTGATGGACCTGTAAGAACACAGATCATAGGTGTAAAAAATACTGCAACAGAACAACAAGCACAACGTGTAAAAGATTTTATGAACTATTACATCACAAACGTAATGGAGGAGTATACACCTGAGTTTGACCAGATGCTATTCTATTTACCATTAGCAGGTTCTACATTCAAGAAGGTTTACTATGACGGGTCCCTTGACAGGGCGGTAAGTAAGTTTGTACCAGCAGAAAATCTTATTGTGCCATACGAAGCAAATGATTTGGAAACCTGTCCTAATATTACACATGTAGTAAAAATAAATTTAAACGAACTTAAAAAACAGCAGGTATCGGGTTTCTATTTGGATATACCTGTATTGCCGCAACAGGGTGAAAGCAGTTCTCTGTCGCAGGAAATAAATGAGTTAAGCGGTATTGAGCCGTCACAGATAGATTATGACTGTACCTTGCTTGAGTGTCATGTTGATTTAGACCTTGAAGGCTATGAAGACATGGGACAGGATGGTGAACCGACAGGAATAAAAATACCGTATATTGTAACGATTAGTCAGGACAACGGTGAGATACTGGCTATTCGTAGAAACTTTGCCGAAGCTGATAAACAAAAGAAAAAGATACAATATTTTGTACACTATAAATTTTTACCGGGCTTTGGCTTTTATGGTTTAGGTCTGATACATACTATTGGCGGCTTATCCAGAACAGCGACCGCCGCATTGAGGCAGTTGATTGATGCAGGTACGTTATCTAATCTACCGGCAGGTTTCAAGGCCCGTGGCCTACGGATCAGGGACGATGAGGAACCTATACAGCCCGGAGAGTTTCGTGATGTAGATGCACCTGGTGGTGCTATAAAAGATTCTCTTATGCCCTTACCATTTAGGGGGCCTGACCAAACATTATTTCAATTATTAGGTTTTGTTGTTCAAGCAGGACAACGATTCGCAACAATTACAGATTTAAAAGTAGGAGATGGTAATCAGCAGGCAGCCGTGGGTACAACCATAGCAATGATGGAACAGGGCTCACGGGTCATGTCAGCTGTACATAAACGCTTGCATTATGCGATGCGTATGGAATTTAAACTACTATCAAAAGTTATGGCGGATAGCTTGCCTCCGGAGTACCCTTATGCAATAGAGGGTGCTGAAGCAAGTATAAAAGCACAGGATTTTGATGATCGCGTTGACATCATTCCTGTGTCCAATCCAAACGTCTTTAGTCAGGCACAGCGTATAGCTCTTGCCCAAACACAAATGCAGTTAGCGGGTCAGGCACCTGAAATGCATAATATGTACGAAGTTTTCAGGGATATGTATGAAGCTTTGGGAGTTAGAAATATTGATAAATATTTAAAACCGCCATCTAACGAACAACCGGTGGCTAAGGACCCAGCACAGGAGAATATCGATGCAATTGATCAAACCCCCCTTGTGGCCTTTCAAGGCCAAAACCATCAAGCGCATATCATGGCACATCTGGTTTTTGGCGGTTCGCCAACTGTTGCGGCAGCGCCTCCAATTGCTGTTGCTTTACAGAAGCACATTATGGAGCACGTTAAAATCCAAGCTCGTGAGCGTGCTATGGCCGAAATCACAGAAAAAGGAGGAGCCCAAGCGCAAGAGGGGCCGTCCCAAGAAGAAATCCTGACTATGGAATCGTTGACCGCGCAATATGTTGCTGAGGGCATACAGCAGGTACAGCAAATGAGCCAGCAGTTAAGCGGAGCGGGAGCTCCTGATCCTGTTGTTGAGTTAAAACAACAAGAATTACAGTTAAGAGCTCAGCGAGATCAAGCTGATATGCAAAGAGATCAGGCAGATTTACAGTTGCGTAACAAACAAATTGACCAATCAGGAGCTATTTCACGCGAAAGAATACAAAGTCAGGAAAAAATGACTGATGACCGTATAGATGCAGCGAGAGAACGTGAAATTTTAAAGCAACAAGCACAACAAAGGAGTAGACAATGAGCAAAGTTCGTATTGTTACCGGAAAAGCAAAGGTAAAAATGATAAATGACGACCAAAGCTACAAGTTAAAGCAGGTTTCTGTGCCAAAAGGGCCATTAAAAAAGAAAAAAGCTCTTGGAATGGGTGCCGCGAAGCGTGGTGGTGACTATTTAGGCGTGTAATGGCCAAAAAAACGCTACAAGAAGACAGTAAATACTTAAAACACGACCTTGATGGCGATGGAATCGTGACTGACGAAGAAATTGCACGCGAAGAACGTATAATTAGACTGGAAAACAATGATAAAATGCAGGATCAACAACGTATGATCTGCTGGGTATCCTCTATTTCGTCCATTATACTGATTGTTTTGGCCATGTCACCTGTTATTCCGGATTCGCGGGTTGAAATGGTAACAGCTTTACTTTCTACCTACATTGTAGCAAACTTAGGTATAGTATCAGTGTTTATGGGTACGACAGCTTTTACGCGGTCAAGAGAAAATGGTAAATGACATGGTTATTAGTTGTATTTTTATCAGGAACTGTACAGGAGGCCGTGTATTTCAGTGATTTGGACGCGTGCCTTAGAATTGCACAGAAGATTAGAGCGCAAAACTACGACCCCTCACTTGCAGGAGACAGCAAAATCTGGGTCAAGGCTTATTGCGTACCTAAATCTGTTCCTAACAAAAATGAGAAAAAACAATGATGGAACAAACGATAAGTGACGTAGAAACCCTTACTAAGACAATTAATATTAGTGAAGGCGGTGGTAGTGATGTAGAAGCAGGTATACAGTTTATATATCATATGCGAGAGCATTTAGCTGATATAGGCATAGCTACCGTTTATGTGTTTATGTGTTACACAGTATATTTATGGATAACTAAAAAAATGAGATAAGGAGCAAATTATGGCTGTAAAAAAATTTAGAAAACCTAAATCAGGTGGAGGTAAAGCAACTCCAAAAAACAAAGCTTTATATTCAAGAGTTAAGGCTGAAGCTAAACGTAAGTTCGATGTATATCCTAGTGCATATGCAAATGCATGGCTTGTTAAGACATACAAGAAAAGAGGCGGGACTTACGCATAATGGCTAAACCTCAAGGCGGATTGACGAAGTGGTTCAAAGAGGATTGGCGTGATGTCAAGACTGGTAAGAAGTGCGGTCGATCTGGCAAAGAGAAAAAGAAAAGACCTTATCCTGCTTGCAGACCTAAAGCTGTAGCTGGTAGAATATCAAAGTCAGAAGCCCGTAAGAAGACAGGACCTGGTAAAGTTAAATGGTCTGTTACCGCTTCAGGACGTAAACGTAAGTCATTTAGAAAGACAAAGAGAGCATAATGGCACGAAAACCTGACAAACAACCACCTAGAACAAAAAAATACTACCGTTCAACTAAGTCTGGTGCGGGTATGACAGCTGCGGGTGTTGCTAAATACAGGCGTGATAATCCCGGAAGTAAGCTTAAAACAGCTGTAACAGGTAAGGTTAAAAAGGGTAGTAAAGATGCAAAACGTAGGAAATCATTCTGTGCAAGAAGCGCAGGACAAATGAAGAAGTTTCCAAAAGCCGCTAAAAATCCTAATAGTCGTTTGCGTCAAGCAAGGAGAAGATGGAAATGTTAAGTAGTATTATTGGACCAATAAGTTCACTAGCCGGAACGTGGCTACAAGGCCGTGTTGATAAGGCTAAAGCAGAAACAGAAGTAAAAGTAGCAAAAGCCAAAGCGGAAGCGAAGGTTTACGAGACTGAGGCCACCTCTAGTTTTCTTAATGAGCAAGCGCTTACAAATCAAATGGGTGAAAGCTGGAAAGATGAAGCGTGGTCACTTTGGTTTATAGCGGTTCTGACGGCGTGTTTCCTGCCTTGGACACAGGAATATGTTAAAGAAGGATTTATATTTTTAGATCAACACACACCTGATTGGTTTCATCACATGCTTTATATTGTAATAGGGAGCTCATTTGGGTATCGGTTCGGTAAGCAAGGGTTACAATTATTTAGTAAGAAAGGTAAGTAATGGCTGTTAGAAAAATTAAAAAAGTTATGACTGCACTAAACAAAGCATCTAAGAAGCATGCTGCACAGGCAAAAACATTAAAAAGTATAATAGGTAATGGTAAAAAGAAGAGATCCAAAAAAAGGTACGGGTAAAAAACCAAAAGGGTCTGGTAGACGACTTTACACAGACGAAAATCCAAAAGATACAGTTAGTATTAAATTTGCAACACCTGCTGATGCTAGAGCTACGGTTGCTAAGGTAAAACGTATTAATAAACCTTTTGCAAGAAAAATACAGATACTGACAGTTGGTGAACAACGTGCAAAAGTTATGGGTAAAAACCAAGTTGTAAGTATTTTTAAAAAAGGCAAAGAAGCTTTAAGAAGGAAGACATGAGCGAAACATATCATTTTTTAGAACATGTAAATAAAATAATTAAAGATAGACGTTCACACGTTCTTGACATCTTATCAAGTGATGGTGTAAAGAACATGGAACACTACAAAGAACTAATGGGAAACCTTAGTTCATTAGACTATATTGAACAGGAACTCAAGAGCCTGCTAAATAAACAGGAGCGAATGGATGACTAAATCTTCAGCAGTTGATATAAAACCTGCATATATAAATCAAAATGATCT